GGTCCTCGAACCGGCCCGGCGTCGGGCGGATGGTGTTGAGATACCCGGCGAAGAGGGTCGTGGTCGTGCCGGAATAGGTCATGTCCAGCTTCGCCGCGCGCCACGGGCGGGCGTCGGACGAGAATGGCGGGCTGTACGTCTGGGCCTCGTTGTCCAGCACGCACGTCATCCGGCCCACGCCCGCCACGCGCTTGAGCGAGTCGGCAAACCCGCGCGTCACGGTGGCGGCGATCAGGTCGTCGGAGACGTCCTCATTGGCCTCCCCAAAATCGCCGTCATCGTTCCAGTCGATGTAGAGTGCGTAGGTCGCGTCCTCGGCCATCGTTAGCCCCGCAGTCCGTGGTAAGAGACGATCCCCTGGTCGATCAAGACGCCCTCGACCACGCGGCGGACCTCGGCCAGGTCGCCGCCGTAAATGTTGATATTCACCGGAGAGCCGCCGCGGGAACCACCACCGCCCCCGCCGTTGCCGCCGGATCCACGCAGCGGCACCACCTGGACGCCGCCACCGGATAGGGCGCGGATCGCTTCGATACCCTCCTCGCCAGCGTATCCCATCCGGCCCGCGGGGAGGAACCCACCGTCGGCGTAAGTTTGATGATCCCCACCGACGATCTGCCCACCGCCTGTAATTGTTGGTGGGTTATCGACGTCCCAGCCGACGCGGATAGTGATATCCCGTTCCATCTTGTCGAGCTCTGTGTTTAGCCCTATCGCAACCCCCACAAGGCTATCGATGCGCCCCCTGGCTTCGTCCGCGCCGGTTGTGATAGGATCGAAAGTGCTGACGGTGTTTTTCTCGAGAAGGCCGAACTCGTCAAGGATCTGCCGATTTCCTTGGACAAGAGTCGTCACCATCTGCTCGGCTTGAGCCTCGGCGGCGGCAAGCCCACCCTCGAATCCCTCCGCCTTTTCGGTGGCCTCGATGATGGGGCGTTGCATCTGCACCCAGGTCTGGTCCCACTGCCCGGTTCGTTGAGCGAATCCCTCAAATATCTGTAGTTCCAATTTGTTCCAAACGTCATCCCGCCCAAACTGAGCTTTGAGCTCCTCCAACATTTGTTGGTTCAGGAGCTCCTGACTCTTCTCTCTCAGCTCATCGACTCCCTGGCCGGCCTCCTGATACGCCTCCCTGAGTGCGGCGATGTCGTCGCTCTTGTCAATCAGTGCGCTTGTACTCCCTACTGCCCCGCCGATCTTGGCCTCGAGCTCGGCCACGTCCTGGGCAGCCTGATGAAACGCCCGGGAATCAGGTTCGGCCTCGGCCATTTCCTCCTGGGCCTCGGCGAGGTCCATCCGCGCGAGGGCCAGCTCGTGAGTGGAGAGGGCGCTCTTGTTCTGCACCGTCACTACCCGCCCGTGCTGCTGCTCCAGTTCGCGGATCTGTTCGAGTAACTGATCCTGTTCCTGGCGAAGGGCACGAACTTCCCGACCGTTCTCGAAGAGCGTGTCTCCGAGATCGCTCTGGGCCGCGTCGTAGATCCACGTTACCTGAGCGGCCTGCCGGGCCTTGGCTGCCGCGTCCCACTGTTCGTTGAGGCGGTCGAGCATGTCCGCGGAGGCGCCTGCTGCATCGTCAACGAACTTGCCGTAATCCTCTACGGCAAAGGAGACCTGCTCGATCCCGTCGGCGGCAGATTTGGATTCGCGCCCCACGCCCATCATGCCGTCGGCGTAGTCTTCCGATGCATTCTTGCCGGCCTCTAAAGCCCGTGCTGTCAGCTCTATTTGCGCCTGAAGCTTTGGATCAACACCGCCTAATATCAGATTGATCATCCGGAGTCGCTTAAACGGAAACTTGTGCAGAACCTCCGACATATAGTTGTAGCCCTCGGCGGTGTCAGCGATGCGGCCGATAACCGGTTCTGTAAATTCACTGAACGCCATTTTGAAATCGGCGCGCGCATTCTGAATCTGCGTGCGTAGGCGGGCGTGGCTATCGGCATAGCTATCAACGTTCTTGCCGGCCTGCTCGATGATTGTTTCGCCCTGGCGGAGAGTTTCGTGAAGAAGTGCAATCTTCTCCTGCTCTTCTGTCAAGGCGTCAGCGCTTACGCCCAACTTTTCCGCGTAGCGCTCGCTCGCCTCGGCCTGGGATAGAATAATGCCGGCGTTATCAATTCGCAGCGCCGATCCGCGTTTGACGCCCTCGGCAATGGATTCCAGGAGGAAGCTGGTGTCGCCTAACGTAGGATTCATTTTGTTGGAGGCTTTGGCGATCTCCAGGAGCGACGGGAGCGCTGCTGAAAGTTCATCTTCGAGATCGCCGGTTGTGCCGGTGAGGAGATTCATGGATTGCGCCATCAGGTCGGCGTCTGAGACCGTACCACGAGCTGACGCGCGCATTTGTTCGATACTGACACCGGTTGTGCGGAAGGACTCTTCAAGCTGGCGCAGCTGAGCGCCTTCCTCACTCAGATCGAACGCTTTTTTGGCAGCGATCCCAAAACCGACGATAATCGCAGAGGCCGCACCAACACCTCGAGCCAGACTGGCGACATCAATTTCCAGTCCACGAGTCGAGTCCCCGGCCTTCGTCATCGCCTCCTCTGAATGTTGGCCGGTTTCATCGAACTGTCGGCCCGTCTTCTCAAGATCACCCTGAACGGACCGCAGGTTCCGCTGCGCGTCGTCGATCCTCGCACTGACCTTGCCGTAGAGATCGGCTACCTGGGTTGGCATAGGCTCCTAGTTCTCACTGGCAACGTTGCCAGTGACCAAACGTGAATGTTACGTCCGTAACAACTTGTCACTTTTTTCGACGGACTTCCTCGACGAGCTGGGTGCCTCCCTGCGTAAGGAGGCGGCGCGTATGCGACGTAGAACATAAGTTCATAGCTTTCCCCTCGCCTGCTCCTGGGCCGCGTTCCTGGCGCCGTTTTCGGCGTTCTGGCAGGCTCTGGCCCAGTGGATCCATACCTCGGGCGCCTCGTAGAGCTCCCAGGGTGGGACCCCGAGATACCGGGCCGTGCGGATGAACGGATAGTAATCCGGCATCGTGTACCGCCGCAAATCCGGCTCCAGGAGCAGGCGACGGATCGCCGTTACGTCGTCTGCCAGGCTTTTGGGTTGAGATCGTCCTCGATCGCCCGGAAGATGAGCATCTGCACGACCTCCGGCACCTGCTCGTCGATAGCCTCGGCGGTGAGCTCGATCTTCTCGTCACCGTCGTAGAGGTCCCAGTCGACCAGGACGTCGGCCAGATAGCTATCGAGCTCCGGGTGCTCCTCACGGAAGCGCCGGGTGATCACCAGCGGTTTGTAGATGACCGTTAGCTCCTCGCCGGGGATCTCGTCAATGGTTAGTTCGCGTTCCTGCTTGGCGATGTCTTTCAGGTTCATATCGGCTCCTTCTGTGTGCTTCTCTGTGTAAACAGACCTACACGGCGGCCAGGGTGTTGACCAGTTGCCATGAAAGCGCTTTGCCCCAGGTGGCGTCGTGCGCCACGTCGAAGACGTACTCGACGGCATAGACGCCGTCCTCATCACTGAACTCATTGACGTCCACGTACTGGATGCAGGTGTCGAACTGCATCGAGTAATAGGTGTCCGGGCTGCCGGACTCGGCCACCACGTCCGAGGTCGCGCTGATCCGCAGGAAGCGCTTGTCCCCGGCGCGCAGGTTGGAGAGATACCCCATCGCCGTCGAGTCGGCCTCCAGGCGGATCGTCACCTGCCCATCGGGCGCGGCGTCCAGGAGCGACTTAAACGACGTCTCGCTGGAGTTGAGGACCCACTTAGGGACGACCATCCCACTAAAGGAAATGGACACCCGTAGGGCGTCGATCTGCGTGGAGCCCAGGTCCCCGCTGGCGCTGTCGAGGTAGACGTCCACGTCCTTGGGCATCATCGGCACCGGATCGCTGTCGCTGATGTCGGCGGTGATCCCGCCGGTGGTGTCATAGAGCTGCCCCAGGGCCGCGCCGCCGATCTCGATGGCGTTCCGTGCGAAGTCGATGTTGAAGTCGGTGAACATCACGCCCGGTACCTCGGCGTCCTCGGCGCTGGTGTAATCGCCGCCGAACTCCGCCGTGTAACTGGTCCGGTCGTTGGCCCCATCCGAGGCCGGCTCCCAGGTCCACGTCTTGGCGTCGCTGGCGCCGGTGGGGGTCGCTTCGACGAAGAGCCCGCAAAAGACGTAGGCCAGTTCGTTGTAATCCGCCACGCCGGAGAGGGACAGCTGCGTCCACTCGCGGTTCTGCAGCGCCACGGTCGGAAACAAATATCCGGACGGCCTGAAGGACTGGCTCTCATTTTGAATGGCCGGCGCGAGGGAGAGGGAGGCCAGGCGGGTATCTGCCGCCACTGCGGTCCCGTAGGCGTCATCACCCTCCGCGCCGATCTGACAAATCTCAAAAACTGCTGGTCGCTCGACCATAATGCCTCCTTTACTTCACCTGGACCCGGTAGATCCCGCCCAGGTGGCGATAGTGTTGGTTCTCCTGCTCGTCAAACTCTACAAAGGAAAACGGTTCCTCGCGCACGCAGCTGAGGACGTCCCCGCCGTTGGACTGCCGGTGCAGGAGCGCGTCGACCCGGTCGGCGGGGCCCTCCAGGCCCGTAAACGTCGCGGCACGATCCACGACCTTGACGAGAAACGTCGGGTCGCTCCACAGGCGCTGGGCGTTGTTGAACGCCAGGTCGCGCCCGGGCGTGTAGTTCGCCACGATAATGCACGGATACGTCGCATCCGACGGGGCGGCGCCGACGTAGACCTCGGAGATGCTGTGTGTGTCGCTCAGCGTGGAATCGTCGCTCAACGTCCCCTGGATCCACTCCATTGCCGTGACCAGTTCAGACATTGGGCATCCTCGTCGAGACCCAGTTGACGTCGAACGCAGCCTTGCCCAATTTCTCCTCGAACTCCTCCCGGGCCGACTCGAAGGCCGGGGCCATATAGGGGCGCGGGGCGATGTGCGTGGTCCCGAACTCCAGGTCGCCGCCGTAGTCCGCGAAGACGTCGATCCAGGACGTAAAGCCCTCGTGCGTGCTCTGGATCGAATTGATCAGCAGGGACGTGTCGATCGCCGGGGCCTCGCCGGGCGCGCTGGCCACGTGGATCTTGCCGCCGCGCCGGTAGAGCCGGCCCGACTTCGGGCCCTGCATCCGGCGCTTCATATCCGTCTCGATCGACAGCGCCGTGGTGCGCACCACGCGCTTGACCTTGCCTGGCATCGCGGCCACCAGGTCCGGGATCACCGACCGCAGCACGTAGGAGCTACCCACTGACGTCCTCGACGCAGATGACGCGCTTCGCCAGCGGATCGGTGCGCGTCTCGGGCCCCACGACGTCGAACGTCCGTCCGTCGACCACGATGTGATCGGAGATATTGACCGTCGTGTCGTGCGGCACCTCGACGATCCAGCGGTTGATGCCCCGCTGCCGGTCGCTGGACACCGACTCCATCGGCTTGCGCTCCGGATAGTACCGGCAGGAGACGTTGGTCGGCGTGCCGTCGGCATCGCTCCACCCGCCGCCGTCCACGGTCCGCGTCTGCGGCGTGACTGCGCAGGTGTCGGTGAGGAGATCCTCGACCGCCGTGCGCATCGCTGTCAGTTCGCCGCTGCGCAGGCTCATTCGTCATCCTCCAGGTCCGGCGGGGTGTAGTAATCCTCATACGTCAGCGTCGTAGACCGCCGCGTCGGTCAGCTCCGCGTTGAAGTTCGCCGCGGCCATCTCCTGGATCTGGCTGCGCGAGAACTGCGCGCCGTCGGCGGTGCGGAAATCGTAATCGGCAGCCACGTCGCGCATCACCTGCCGCCAGAGCTCCACGCGACCCAGCGCCCGCAGCTTACGGATCGTGGTCGCGTCCGCGATGTCGCTGGTCCCGTAGGCCAGCAGGGTCTCGTTGAGAATCTCGTCGTAATCCCCGCCGTCGACGGTCCAGCCCAGGGCCGAGGCGACGTCGCCCAGCACGCTGTGCAGGTATGCCTTGAACGTCGCCTCGGTGTAGGACGTGGGGGCGGCCATCAGCTCTCCAGACCCTCGCGCAGGGCGGAGACGGTCGCCTTGCCGATCCCCGGCAGGGCCAGCAGTTCCTCGTCGGACGCCTCCCGGATCGTGTCGGCCAGGGACGGGCAGTCAGGCTCCGGGCATTCGCCGTAATCCCGGCTGGCAGCCTCCAGGGCGTCCATCGTCTCGGCCACGGCCTCCATGCGCTTCATGTTGACCACGGCCGGCGAGCCGCGGTAGTGAGCGTTGATCCCGACCAGCTCGGCATCGAACCGATCGGCGAGGACCTCGGCCGCCGCCTCGATGCGCCGCCGAGCCTCCAGGTCGCGTGCTGCGCAGATTGATCGTTTCATAGGTCCTCCTAGTAGCTCAGTAGGGCCACGTTCGAGGTGGCCGACTCGTCGGTGATCCAGACGATGAAATCATTACCGGATTCGTAGTGGGGGAAGTAATCCGTCCAGGCGGTCTGCATCGCCGCGGTGTTGGCGCTGGTGGAGATGGTCGTCGAGGCCATAATGCCCAGCACGCCGTCCTGCAAAATGGCTGTGCTTAGCGCCTCTTCATCGTCCGCGTCCCACTTGTACATAGCATCAAGATAGATATTCAGCGCACCGGTATGATTCGCCGCGCCCTGCCCCGTAGCATCGATGACGATGTTGTCCATCGTGTCACAGTTGCCGTCACAGCCCGAGATGTCCACCTCGATCCATGTCCACACATTGGCATCGCAGGCGATCGTAGATGTGTAAACCTGGTCCGTGCCGTCCGAGTCGTCCACGGTCAAGGAAAAGTCCCCTGCCGTAATCGCGCTGTCGGCGTACAGCCAGAAGCCGATCGACTCGTTGGCGCTGAGATCGTCCTGGGCACCCGCCGTCCCCGTTGCCCCATCGCCGGTGACTACGCTGGTGAAGGCGATCTGCAGACTGTTGGATCCCACGCGGTAGATCGACGTATCAGCAGACACAGCCAGATTCGTTCCCGCATCGTCCTCCGACCATTCGCCGGTCGGGGAGTCGTCAAGGTAATTGACCGTCTCGGCACTGCCGTCGGTCCCGGTCCCCAGGGCGACCATCTTGAGGCGCGGTAGACCCTGGATCTCGTTGCGGGCCCCAGCGTTACCACCGGAACTATCCGCGCCCAGGGTGATGTCGGCGTCCGCACCTGAGACGGTGACGTCGCCGGATCCGGTGATATTCCCCGAAGCGGTTACGCCCACCGCGGAGACGTCGCCGGTAGCCGTCGCGTTGCCGGAATTATCGACTGTGAATTGATCGGTGCCGCTTGAGTTTTCCAGCACGAACAGGTCATTGGTCTGCGTCGTGTATCCCTGGACGCGCAGCTGAATCGTGTCACTGGCCCCGTCGACGTAGACCGCCTCGGCGAAGCCGCTGTCCCTCAGCGTCAGCCCGTCGATCGTGACGCCGCCTGCGCTGGTGTATTCATCAATTTGATCGGTCGTCAGCACATCGCGGATCTCGCCGTCCTCGTATGCAACGAAGTAATCCGTCAGCAGGGTGCCGTCGATCTTCGTGCGTCGCCCGACAGGCGTCAGCGCCTGGGAGCCTGGATCACCTCCGGTATCATCAACCACCAATCCGGCCTGTTGCAGGGCCGCCGGCCCGAAGACGGCGCCCCAGAATCCGATCGTGAGCAGCAGGGTTACTACCGCCACGTAGAGCGCGGCGCGGGCCGTCTTGGCGCCGGATCCACCGGCGCCGGACACATCGACCTGCACGCTCTTCTCCCCCGTGTTGAAATTCAGTCTAAGCATCATAGCCTCCTTATTCTCGGGGGAGGCGGAGCCGTCAGACCCCGCCCGCCCCGTCAGATGTTACGTCGGCAACCCTTGGCCTAGACAGCCAGTGGGTTGGTGTAGCCGCTCGGAATCGCGTAGGATCCGTTCCCGATGCGCTGCACGACGGCGGCCACGCGGTTCAGCGCGCCGTAGCCGGCGTAACGAATCATTCGCATCTCCTGGATATTGCCATCCGGGGAGTGATTCTCCGGGAAGAAGCCCTGCAGCTCGGGCGCGTCGTACTCCCGCATCGCCAGCACGGGCCCGGCGCCGCGGGCGTGAGCGAGCATGTAGCTGTCCGGCAGCGCGATCCACTCCACGACCCAGCACTTGTCGACCTTACCCAGGACCTCGTCGCCGAAGCCGCGGATGGTATCGTTGAACATATCCGGGTCGCCCACGATCTGGTTGACGCCGGTTCCGTAATCGATGTCGGGGTCGCCGATCTCAACAAAGCTGGTCAGGCCGGTGACGGACGACTTGAGGTTGGTCGGGATATACACCACAATCGGCCCGCTGTTACTCGGGTGCTCCATCAGTTCGTCGTAGATGTCGTCGAAGGGGTTATTCGCGTCGTCGATGCTGCTCGCCTGGGCCAGGTAGTGGTCGTCGGTAGAAGTCGCGCCGCCCCGACGGACGTACTCGACGGTATCGCTGTTGGCCAGCGGCTGGATGGTGAGGTCGCCGAAGACGTCGTCCTCATAGGTCCAGGTGGTGTTGTCGAAGCATGCCGCCAGGATGTGCCGGCGGTTCCAATCGGCGTCGCGCTTGAGCGAGTCCAGGGTAAAGCGGTTCGCTTCATCGACGGTCAGGAGTGCCCGGCTCACGCGGTTCGTGGCCCAGGCGTCCCCACCGCCCTGGATCGGCCAGGCGACGTCGTAGTACCCGGACGGTCGCACCGGCTGCGGGATGCCGTTCTCGTCGAGCGGCTGCAGCGTGCCGCCGCCGGCGAGTTTGTATCGGCGCTTGTGGTCGGTCGTGCGCTGCACAAACTGTCCCATCAGCGCATTGATCATTCGGTTGTACTCCGCGAGACTCTCCTCGACAGCGCGCATCACCACGCTGACGCCCACCTCGGTGACGCGTTCGTCGCCGAGGTGCGAGAGCTGCACGAAGCCGTATGCAAGTTCGTTAGCCATAGTTACGTCTCCTCTTCGTGTCTAGTTACGTTGCTCTACTGCGTCTTCAATGCGCGCTTACAGATCGACGCGCAGGACCTTATCCGCCGTGGTGTGGCCCCAGGCGGGCTCCACGGTACCGATGACGATTGAGTTGCCGGGGTCGGAGTCGTAGATCTTCCCGGCGGTCGCGCTCAGATAGAGGATCGCCCCGTAATCCAGCGACGCTAGGGCGTCCCCGAGATCGAGGATCCCCTTGCGCACAAAGGTGGTGGTCACGTTCTGCGCGTTGGCGTTCTTGATCGCGATCCCGACCAACTGCTGGGCGGAATCGTCGTCCTGATCGGCCAGATCAACCTTGCCGCTGGACGAGTTCAGCACGCCGACCTCGCCGGCGTCAACCGCTTCGTTCACCGGCCCGGTGAACTGCTCGCGTACCTCGACGGCGGCGACATCGCTCGCCGTGATTGAAAGATTTGCAGCCATGGTATCCTCCTAATAGCTATATGGAGAGCCGGGCCGGTGATCCGGTCCTAGCCGCTCCAGATTCTGCGAGCGGACGTCGCTCTGCGGCGCCGCTCCTTATCGGTCATGTCGCCGTCGCCGTTCGGCTTCGGCGTCTTCGGTGGTCCCGCAGAGCCACCGCTCTCCGTGAATTCCTCCTCGTGCTCGGCAATGTACGCCAGTTGCTCTACCGGATCCATCTGCTCCAGCAGCGGCTTGACGAAGGCCGGAACGTTTGCCATCGCCTGCTCGGCGTGGGTCGCCAGGGCCTTCTCGTATCGCTCCGCGCGTTCCTGAAGCGTCTCGAGCTGCGGCTGGAGCTCGTCCAGCTTGGCCTTGCGTGTCTCGGCCAGTTCCTGGAACTCCTGCTGCTCGGCCAGGCGGGCCTCTTCAGCCTCCTGCTCCGCTTTTTGCCGCGCCTCCTCGGCCTCGGCCTCCAGCTTCGTGCGCTGGCGCTCCAGCCGGTCGGCGATGATCTGGTCGATCTTCGCCTGCTGCTCGTCGGTGAATGTGACCTCTCCGGCGTCTCCGTTGTTTTCAGGGTCGGAATCGCCCTGACCGGGGCCGTTCCCCGTCTGCGAATCGGTCTGCGGATCCTGCGTGCCGTCGTCCAGATTGCTGTTCTCTCGCTCGCTCATGGTCTCCTCCGTTTAGTTACCGCCCCGTCGGGCGTAGGTGATACAACAACGTCCAAAGGGACCGCTGGGTCCCCAAATTACCTTCTGGTTATGGCGATTATCGGAGAGCGTTATAGCGCCTCCAATTGTGTCCATAGATCATCAGCGCCAACACTTCCTGGCTCCCACGTATTCGAATCAACATCGGAGCGCCAAATGTAGCCATCATGCGTCACCAGTGCCCCGGTATCATAGGCGTCGTGCCCGCCTGTCGGCTGCACCCATGCGGCAATCACGCCAGGAGGCACGGTCAATGTCCATAGGTTCAGCGCCACGCCAGGCGCCCAATCAACCTGCGACGGGTGCGACTGCACGCACCGCCACAGTTGCCCGTTGTAGCGAACGATAGACGGTGATTCAGCTTCGTACTCCACGCCGTCACCGCTCCACTCCGGATAGACCTCGATGATTGCACTATATTCGTCGGCGGTCAGATGCTCGCCAATCAGCAGCGTGTCCAAATCCTCGTCACGATCCGCAACTGAGATAAATGCATCCCCTGTCTCCGGCAGGTCGGCGTCACTCTCAGGGTCGCCGGTACGCTGCTTGCGTGAGTAGAGATACTGCGTCACGTTGCCTTCCTGCCAGCCGTCGCCGCGCACAGCCGCCCACAGTTCGGCGGAGCGGACATCGGCGGACTCGATGGAGTCGTAGGGTATATAAGCCATTAGAAAATCCCCCAATAGGCGTTGATCACAGTCTCTAGGCCAGAACGGTCGGCTGCGGAGAGCGCGGGGTCAGCAATGATCGCGGGTACGGCAATGTCACCGTCCCAGAAAGCTTTTATTAGAAAGCGTGCGCCAATCGTAATACCATCGGAATTGTCGCCGCCAGCATTACCGGAGGCTTCGCTGGATTGATTGAGCCAAAACTGAGAGGAGACCCCGCCAAACAACACAGACCAAAGGTTCCAATCACTATCTGCGATATTGCCGTTAAGGAAGGAGCCCGCATATATCGCCCAGGCATCCGGTGTCTCGGAACTATTGGTCACTAGCATCATTCGGCCGGAGTTATCATCACCATCTAATAGATACACATCGCTATCATCATTCACCGCCGCCTCATCCAGTTTCGCCACCGAAAACACGTTAAACGGCTGGCTCAACGCGCCGCCGTTCGTGAATGCGCCTTGCAGATAGTCATCACTCCCATCGAACCTGAATCCCGGATGACCGTTCTGCAGGTTCGGCACATACAACGGTTGCGCGGCGTTCGTCGCTTGCGTCACGTCGTCACCACCGACCTGATCGTAGAAAGTCACCCCATACCCGCTCGCCCCACCCAGCCACGTGCTGATCGCCGCCGTGTCCAGGTTGCCGTCGCTATCGTAGCCGAAGTCGGATTCTGCATCATCGCTGTCTCGACGCAGACGGATTAGATCGCCCTCGTAGCTGGTCAGCGTGCGGCGTGCCGGTTCGTAGACGTGCGCCAATCTCGACTCGTAATCGTCGTAGGCCCCGGTAAAGGCCGCCTCATCCCCGGTGCTGATGAGCACCGAGACGGCAAACGCTCTCCGCGCTGTTAATAGTCCCATCGCGTCACCTCTCCGAGAATCTCGCTACCCAGACGGCTGATCACGTAAACGCCACCGTCAGCGTAACGGCGTCAGTCTGCGAGCCAGCCACAAAGCGGACGTACGGCATGAAGTACACATCCACGGGCAGTCGTTGGAATCTGCTGGCGGCCACCGTCAGCGAGATCTGACTGTTGTTCTCGTCATACAGATCGAGCCACGTCGACCCGTCCATCGATCCCTGGACCTCTAGGGTCGTGCCGTCAAATCCCGCCGGCAACGCCACGTGCGTGGGGATACGACCCTCCAGATTAATGCTCTCTGATGTCGTTTCGCCATCGGCGATTTCGACGTCGACTGTGTTTTTGGGACCAAATAGCTCCCAAATCCATTGTGCGTTGCGCATCGTCCGCTGTCCCGACATCCAGCTCATCCTGCACCTCCTACTAACTGATAAAGTGGGGCGGGGTTCAGGCTCTCCCCCCACGTCTCGTCAAATGTTTTGATCGTCAGATCTGCGAAATCAAACGCGCCGTCCTCCCACGCGTCCAATCGCCCTTGCCCGAGAATCGACAGCTGGATCTCCCGGCTCTGCCGACTGAACCACGCCTCGCCCGACACCCAGGTCGGTTCCGGTACGTCGATCAGGACGGGGACGGAGCTGCATCTGCCCTGCGGGTGGTCGCCGATCGGTGTTCCGACCGGGTAGACCGTGCCCTCGTCGGCGATGCACGCCGGACAGACACGCATGTCGTGCGCGGTCAGCCGCTTGTGACCCTCGACCACACCACTTTCGTCGTAGGCGTCGGCGCTGGCCTGCCGGTAGGGCCGCAGCTCCTCGGTCCGGGCGATCACCATCGCCTTGTTGAGCCCGCCGGCCAGGTCGTCCCGCATCGCCCTGGCGATCAATCTCGGATTCATCCCGCGGGCTGTGCCGGTGATCAGGCTGCGGGTCAGCCGGTCCCAGACACCGGGAATCGGGTTGCCGTCGGCGTCGCGGACCATCCGCGCCTTGAGCAGCTCGCCGACCGGTTGGCCGTTGCCGGCCAGACCGACCAGGTACTCGACAGCGCGCACTGGGAGCCGCTGGAACGATGCGTCGATGATCCCGTACTGCCAGTAGCTCAACTGGATCGTCTGCGTGGCGTGCTCGACGCCCAGGCGGACAAGTCGCTCCTGCTGCGTGCGGATCAGGTCCGCCGCATAGTCGGCGTAGCGGGCGAACTCGGCCTCAGTCTGCCGCAGAAGGTTGCGGTAGCGATCCAGTCTCCACAGCGTGTCCGGCGCAACCCTTTCGCCGGCCTGGCGGAGATCCCGAACCTCGTAGATCAGTGCGTCGATTTCGGCCTGCAGCGACTGCTCTACCTGGAGCCAACGCTGGGCCATCTGCGACATCTGCGCGTCCTCGCGGGCGAGCAACTGGCGTTTGAATTCCCGGGCACGGATGACGACCAGGGGGTCGGTGAGTCGTTCAGCCATTAGTCGGCCTCCTCACTGGCAACGTTGCCAGTGTCACCGGTGTCATACACGCCTGCGCCGTCGATGGCCCGCTGCTGGGCCAGGTAGGCCCGCGCCTCGTTGAGCTCGCGCTCGCGGGCGGCGGCCTGGTCCTCAATGGCCTGCGCGATCTCCTCCTCGTCATAGCCGGCCCGCCGCATCGCCGTGGTGAGAGGTAACCCGGCCTGCGTCGCTTTGCCGACCAGCTCCAGCCGCTGGAGCTCCGTCATCGGGAGCGCCTCGCGGGTCATAAATCGGTGATTGTAGGATCCATCGTCGTACGTCCCGATCTCCCGCGGGCTGAAGCCGTCGAGCTCCATCGCCTGCCCGATGGACAAGGCCATCTGCTGCGCCCGGATCAAACCGGCCTCTCCGTTGCCGCGCGCTTCGATCAGCCGGTCCTCGGCATCACTGAGGAGGAGGTCGATCGCCACGCCGGAGAGGTCGCCCTGCTCCCGCAGCTCGTAGTAGGCTAGCTCTGGCAGGTCGCGCTCGATCTCCCGCATCTGGGCCTCGATCGCGTCCAGGTGCCCGCGGTAGTTGAGGTTCGGGACGATGGCTTCCAATCGGCTCATTCCCGGGAGACGCATCAGGTCGTCGTCCTCCAGGGCCAGCTCTTCATCGCTGTTCTCATCGGCGAGTTTCGGCGCCGGCATCGGGCGGCCTTGCGCGTCGACCATATTGGCCAGCACCGCAAAGAGCGGCTTGTTGTACCGGTAGAGCATCTGATGCAGCCGGGACGCCTGGCGGTTGACCTCGTCGATCTTGTCGGTCTGCAGCTGGAACGCGCCGACCCCGAGGTCCTCGCCGATGTCGCGGTTCTTGGCGTGGACGACGGGCACAAAATCGACGCCGGTGCGCTCGATCATCGACTCGTCGGTGACCGGGCGGCCCAGCTCCCGCTGTGACGCGCCGTGGCCGCGCTGATGCTCCCAGATCCGGAGCCGGTCGGCGTCCTTGTCCCAGACCTCCGTGTAGGTCCAGTTCTCCTCGTCGCCGCTCTCATCTCGCCGGCGGATCGGCGTGTCGATGCGGACGTAGACGATCACGTCCCGGTCGTCGAGGTCGAAATCGACCACATACCGGGGATCGATGAGCTGGAGCATCACTTGCTCGCGCTCCGGGTCCCCGGCGACCTTGAGAAACATATTGCCGTAGATCGCCTGCCAGCGGGCAGCGACCTGCTTGCGGGCGTCCCAATTCGACCAGGTCCAGATCTCCTGGATCCGCTTCTCAATGGTTGGGTTTCCGCCGGGTAGAATCTCCAGCGGCAGCGCGTCCGGCAGCGTGCCGGGCCACATTTTGGAGGCGTAAAACTCGACGACGCGGTAGGCCGGGTTGCGCAGCGGGCGGGCGCGCGACTTTTCGGCACCGATCAGGTACAGCGCGGCGCGGAGGGTGTCGTAGAGGCCGTTGTTGAGGTAGTAGATGCGCTGGAGATCCATAATCTCCCGCGTCTTCTCCTGGGCCCAATACAGCCCGCCCAGCGTCGAATACTCGGCGTCGTAGATGTTGCCCCCGAACTGTATGCTGGTGCTAACTCGGCTCACGTGTACCTCGTTTCAATCGAGCCCTCCATCCTTCGGCCAGGTAGTTCTCCAGATAAATGATCGCCATCGAAAATTCGTCTACCGTGTCATCGTGCGTCACCGCCGGGAAATCGTAGAGCGTCTCCTCCCATTCCAAGAGCCAGGGCACTGACACACTCGGGCCGGGCAGCAGGACCATGTCCCGATCGCACCACACGCTCGCTTGCCGGGCCCGGTAAACCTTCGAGCCGGTGGGGTTAAACTCCACCAGCAGCCGGGCGATCCACTCCTCGGCCCCCTGCCGCAGCGTCTGCAGCGCGCTGGTGCCGGATCCCTTGTCCTCGATCAGGATGCCCTTCAGCTTCCCGTCGTAATTCCACCGGCGCGCCTGGTCCTCGATCTCCGAGGCCAGCTGCGGAAATTGGAGCCGTTTCCACTCCGCGTCCCGCTTGGCCAGCCGGTAGTCGGGCCAGAGCTCGTAGACGCCCCAGGCCGTGTAGTCGTTGGCCTCGTCGTCCTTGAGCGCCGTGTCGAAGCTGATCCACCGTCCGATGCAGCGGTTCGATGCAGCCCGGCTTTCCGCGTCCCAGCGATTGCGACCTTCGGCCCACCAGGTGCGCTGGAAGATGTTGCCGGCCTCCGGCGCCGGCCTTTGCTGCAACTGGGCGGCGACCTCGCGCTCGCTGCCGATCTCCGCCTTGAGCGTCTCCAGGGCTTCCCGAGAAAACCGCTCCGGCCAGAGGAGCGCGTCCGGTTCGTCGCGCGGGTCCTCGAAATCGATCGCGCTGGCGTACGTCCTCGGCTCGTACTCGGCGGGCAGGCAGAGGTGCTCGTAATGGAGCATCTCGTTTTTCCGCGCCTTCTCCAGAACGTGCCCGGTCAGGTCGTCGTTGTGCAGTCGCTGCATGATGATCACCTTGACGACGGTGTCCGGATCGTTACCTCGCGTGCTCATCGTCTGGTCCCAGAAATCGTTGCTGGTCTCGCGGGCCGCGTCGCTGTCGGCCTCGGACTGTTTCAGCGGATCGTCGATGATCAGGTAGTCTCCGCCCTCGCCCAGGCTCTTACCCTTGAGGCCGCTGGCGATCCGGTGGCCGCCCTGGTCGTTTTCGTAGCGCATCTTGCGGTTCTGGTCGCCGGAGAGCTGGAAAATATGCCCCCAGCGGGCCTGGTACCACGGGCTCTGGATGATCCGGCGGCTCTTCACCGCATCCCTGACGGCCAGTTCCATCGCGTAGGAGGCGGTCAGCCACTGACTGCCGGGTGCCCAGGTCCACGTCCACGTTGGCCAGAAGACGACAACGCTCAGCGACTTCATGTGTCGCGGCGGTATGTTGATGATAAGGTTCTTAATCTCGCGGCGCGTACACGCCGTGAGATGCTCACAAATCGCGTCGATGTGCCAGCCGTGGACGTAATCCCGGCGGGGCTCGACGATATGCCACGCCTCACGAATGTAGGCGCTCAACTCGCCGCTAAGGCCCTCGGCCTCCTCGGCTAGCTTTCCGGTCGGTGCCGGTTTCTCGTCGGGCAGCCACCGCTCAAGCCTCCGGATCTGACGATCGATCTGTGTGAGCGAATCGAGCATCCAGCACCTGCTTGGTCATCGCCACGTTAGACAAAATCTTCAGCGCGCCGGCTACGGAATGGATCACATCCGCATCCCGCGTGCTGGCCCTCTGGGCGGCTCTACGCAGAAAGTCGATGCTGGCCCGAATCGCCGGGGCCAGCTCGTGCGCCCAGTCCTGTTCGGCCAGGGCCCTTTTATGCTGGAAAAGTTCGGAAAGCTCCCGATCTTCCTGCAGTCGCTGGCGGTAATTGCGAATGGATCGCGCGGTAATGCCGTGTCGCTCGGCGGCCTGCTTGTCGCCGAGGTACGCTGCATCAACCAACGCAGACGCGGCCCGCTCGTAGTTAAACCGCCCAGCCATTATCGTTACCTCCCATTCCGATCCTTGATCTTCTCTCCCTGCTTTTTGCCGTCCCTCGGGATCCGCCGCATCTTCCGCTTACGTCGATATCGCTGCCGTTTGTTAGGTCGCATCGATCTCGATGTTGTTCTCTTCCAGCAGGCACTCATAGTGCCGGTTTTCCGCCTCGAGCTCCGCGATGCGACGGTTTGCCAGGGCGAGGTCGCGCTCCAGCTCCTCGATGCGGAGTTTCGACGCCCGCAGTTCGCGCTCAACCTCCTGCAGCCGGACCCTCAGCGGCTCAATCAAACTCAAGGCCGTGCTGGTGATAGTCTCGGAGGCCGTGGCCTCGATCTGCTCGCGCTCCGCGCGGGCCTTGTAAAGAGTGAGGACGGCGCCGACGAGCGAGACGATGGAGGCGAGGAGGGCGGCGATTTCCACGGATCAGGCCACCTTGTCACTCTGGGTCATCGTCATTGGTCCAACCGGCTCCGTATCACCGCCGATCATCATCCAGCGCCGGTCGGGCGGGCTCGACAATGGGTTCGTTTCGTCACCGGCCTGGGCGCGCTTGATCGCCAGTTGAAACCATCCTTGATTCCCGAACACGGCAAACGCCGTAAATACCAGGATCACCCAGATCGCCTCGGCCTCTTCCCAGAACGCCGCCGGGACGTAGGTGACCAGGAGATAGGCCCCGATCGCCACGACGGCGGTCAGGCCGTAGGCAATGAGTTTCTTCGTCTCCCCCGACTGCGCGTTGTACCACTGCCAGCGGGCCAGGTACATCGAGACCACCACGCCGACGATCACCGCGCCGGGCGGGGATGCGACAAAGTCCAAAAACTGCGGCAGCGCCGGGATCGCGGCTTCGTCGATGACCGCCGGGTCCCCGGCCTCCTGGGCGCTCACCCGGAGGACCGAGAGCATAACCAGCATCAGCAGGAACAACATCGCCCACACCAACTTCCTAGCCTTTCGCATCATCGTCATCCTCCAGGATGGTATCCAAATGAATTTCGCCTTTCGACAGCGCCAGCACCACCGCGTGGGTCGTGTTGTCCGCTCCTAGCCGGTTGCGTGCCCGATTCAAATGTCCCCGGATCGTCGTCCGGGAGATATCCAATACCTGAGCCATCTGACGCCACGTCATTCCCCGGCCGGCGAGGGTCAAGCACTGCCTCTGCCGAGGGGACAACAAAAAAACCGGGACAGACCTGTATCGGTCTGCCCCGGAATCATCGTCTCTGGCGGGCGTCGTCAGCTACACCTCTATTCGCCTGGGATCGTCTGAGCTAAGCCGCGCCCTGCGGGAGTTTGTCCTCGTCTGGGTAAATATCGCGGTTGAACCTCAGCGACCGTTGAACCTTTACGCCTTTGGGCGACCCTGCCACACACTCGATCGTGACACTTCCGTACCCGGATCCGGTCACAATGTCGCTGACCGCGTCACGCACAGCACACAGCAAGGCACGCCATTCGGCATCGGAGAGAGTTGTCATCACCCTTAGTATACGATCATTTGTTCTAATGTGCAAGCCCTGTCAAGGGGACGTTTTGTAGGGGGGGGTTACTGACGTAACATCTAGGCGCGTCCGGCAGAACCCCAAACATCCTCGCGCAGAGGGATGCGACACGCATCCAGGACAGCCCGAGCCTCACCGACGTCCAAACATCCTCGCGCAGAGGGATGCGACGCTTTTCGTCCGGGGTCATTGGCTCCTAGATCCCAAACATCCTCGCGCAGAGGGATGCGACATACATGTCAGACATATATGTCTATCCGAGACTGATGCTATTCGCTGCTCGGTTCCCAGTTCACAGTAGACCATTACAGCAGCCTAACTCCCTGAGCAATCCCCGCCCATTTGGCGGTTCCTACCTAACGCAGCCAAGTTTAGAGCTGCGTTCAAATCCCGATCAACCTTGAATCCACAATCATCACAAACGAAGATTCTGTCCGATAGTGTTAACCTCTCCTTTTTCACCCCGCACCTGGAGCATGTTTTGCTGCTGGGGTACCATCGATCTGCGAAAACAACCTCAATTCCCAACCATTTCGCTTTGTATTCGATCTGACGCCGTAGTTCATAGAAGCCTACGTCACTGATTGCACGCGATAAATGACCGTTACTCTGCATCCCCTTAACATTCAGATCCTCCAGAACAATCGCACTCGGTCGCACATCATACGTGAGATAATGACTGATTTTGTGCTGGATGTGTCGGCGAACATCCGACACTCGCTTGTGGGTCCGTTGGAGCTTTCGTTTTGTCTTGTGCCAATTCGATCCGCCCCTCTTTCGACGAGCAAGCTCTTTATTGAGCCTGGCCAGTTTGCATAGAGCCTGTTCTAGCGGCTTTGAGTTTGAAAATACCGTACCATTCGAGCATGTCGCCAGTTCCTTGATTCCAAAGTCAACACCAATCACCACGGCGTGACGGTCTTTTAGCTCCGGCTCAGGCTCCTCTACTGTTGTCGAAACGAACCAGCGTCCACCCCTCCTTGAAATTGTGGCATAGGTTCCAAATTTTAGGCCAGTGTCTGTTGTCGGGATATAGTCGTATTCCTTAAGGCGCACCCATCCGACGCCCTGAATACGTACTCGGTCACGCTCTACCTTGAGATTGCGCACGCTGAAATGATCAGCTCGCCTAGTTCGCTTCGGGTATCCTGGATCCTCACCGTTTTTGACTCTACGGAAAAAATTCTTGTAGGCGTCTCCCAAATCTCGGAACGCGGCCTCAGTCACGGCATACGGCGCAAGTCGCACCCAGGGATAGAGATCGTCCTTCTGTGCGTTGAATTGTTTTTTGAGCCGGTAGGCGCTTGGTTTGCCATCATGCTCATATTGATAGATCCATTCCCATCGCCCCACGTTGTATACGAATCGACGAACACGTGCAAATATCTCGAACTTAGTCGCTTGTTCATTGTTCGGGTCAAGCTCTGTCTTATATGCGCGTTGAATCATCGCGGATGCATCACCCATCATCCCCGCCCTTTCGTTGTCGTATGTGCCATCTAAGTGCCTCCAATATCAGCTAGTAATCTCTCTCCTCACTGGCAACGTTGCCAGTGTCAACCGATCGCCGCCACCTCGATAATCACCCGATCCTCGCCGTCGTCCGATGGCCCGCGCTCCGCCTCGATCGCGTCGATCCAGCGGTCATCGTCATACAGCACCCCGTTCCCGGCATCCACGACGGCTTTTACCTCATTGTCGATATCCCTGCGGTGGTCGGCGCCGTTGGCGTACAGGAACGCGATATGCACCGCCAGGCGCGTGCCTCTGGGGTAGGGATACCAGCCGCGCCGGCCCATCTGGCAGCGCATCTGAAGGCCGATGGCGTCCTTGCTGGCCAGGTAGCGCCGGGCGTTGCGTTTGACGTACTTGCCCCGCTGAGTCATCCGAACGTACGGCACCGGCTTGCCCTCGAGGGTGAAGCGGCGAATATTATCAGGCATCGGTCCCTCCCGGCTCTCCGGTGATCGGTTCGCTCCGCGCCCCGCCGGTCCGGAGGTCTATGTACGTCGCGTAGATATCCAGATCGCGGGTGATCAGCATCCGGTAGACGTACTGCGCGGCGTACGTGGCCATCGCCTGATTGACCATCAGGCTCTGCGCATCGGCCAGCGTCAGCTCCGCGCAGCTCTCCGGGTCCTCGCCGGCCTCCGGAGCCTCCAGCAGGTCCGGCGCCTGCACGCTGGGCAGGGGGAGTCCGTCGCAGAATCCCAACTTGGAGATCGCCGGCGCTTTCAGGCCATGTCGATTCCCGAGCAGGACCTGGCCGGCGTGCTCCTCATTCCCGCAGTCGAGCCACCAGTTTTTGTCCGTTGCGTGCCACAAGCGTCCGTCGGCGATCGACCGCCGGGCTGCGGCGTTATCCACCGCGCCGACGATCAGGTGCCAGGTTCGGTATCCAAACTCAAACCGACGGTCGCCAAACACATCGCCGACCGCGCGGATGTCCAGGCCGAAGGCGCGGTTGTACCGCCAGGCCAGAGCCCGCGCCTTGTTGTGTCCCACCTCGGCGGGGGCAAAGTTCTGCCGGCCGAGATTGCGGTGCTCGACGGTGTCTGGGTCGATAAACGTCAGCCGGAGGTCCATGTCGTAGCGATCGCGGGCGTGGTAGGCCAGACGCGCCAGGTGCAGGGCGAGGAAGGATCCGGTGCCGCCGCAGCCGACCAGGACAATATGCGCGTACCGTGGGTCCGCTGTCTGGAGGCGATATCGCTTCTGCATCTTCAGTTCCGGCATAGGTATCCCGCCTTGTGGACGACGTCGTACAGATCGCGAAACGGACCGGGCCCATTGAAGACATCCGTCACCCGGACCGGGAGGTAATGGCCGTAGACGCCAACACGGACGCGGATCTGCGGACGGGTGAAGATCCTACCGATTACGGCGTAGATCCGGCGACCCTGCTCGTCGCGAACGTCCGTCGACGAGAAGAAGGCGCTCATCTGATGGTGGCTGTGGACGTCGACCGCGATATCGCGCGCATCGCCGGTCTGGTACGCCAGGTGCCCGGCGCCGCCATCCTGGGGCGGCTTGGTGATGCGGGTCATGCCGTCGCGGACGCGGACGTGGTACATCGTCTCCCGCGGCTGCTCCCACGACTCGGCGCGGGCGTCCCGCAACATCGCGGCCAAATGTCCGGCCGGCAGGCGGTAGTGCATCTGCAATCCGCAGCCCAGGACGGGCAGACCGGGGATGATTGCCCGCGCGACGGGCACGACAGCCGAGAAGTGCCGGCACGTCGTGAACTTCTTCAGGCCCTCGCCGTCCATCACGTAGGCGTACGCCTTGCCGGGCGAAAGGCACGGGGTTTCTCCGGTAAAGATCCGGTACTCAATCGGGGGTGCAATCAGGCTTTCCATAAATCCTCCAGGCTTCTTCCGGTTCTCATAAGGTCATCGATCGGGTATTCATCCGCGCCGGCCTTCTGCAGATCGCGCCACATCTCGGTGACGTCGCTCGGGTGCGCCGCGCTCTTGCCGTTGTTGAGGTCCGCGTTGAACTCCGACGTCAGAAAGAGTTCGGCGGCTTCGTGGATCGTGTCTGCGTCGCAGACCGGAGCCTCGACGGAGCCCCAACAGATCGCGCCGTTGTCGTGGACGTTCGGAAACGGCGCGGCATCCAGCAACTGCCCGGCGTCGGGACGCCCGTCACATGCGAAGACCTGGTAGCGCTTCCGGTGGCCCACAAACACCAGACCGGGCAGTGGGACCACGATCTCTTCACGCTCCGGGGCGACCACCACGGTCAGGGTACGCGTCTGGGGCGGCAGGTAAACGGCGATACGCGGCGATCCGCCGGATCGCGCGTAGAAGAGGCAGTTGTCCGGCAGCAGGCCCGTACTCAGCATCTGATTAGCCAGCGCCGCCGCGACGTCGGACGGATCCACCTCGTAGCATCGGGTCGCCTGCCCGTCGTCGTACCGGGTCATCACGACCGACTCATCGAAGACGTCGAGCCGCAGCTGGATCTCCTGATAGACGTTGTCCACGAGGTACTCATCGATGCCGCCGATTGCGGTCCCGGCCCTGGCCATATCCAGGGCGTTACCGATGTCATCCATTGTTTGCCTCCTCCATCTCTACGAATTTGCGGGCGATGACGGTAAAAGCGTGCTGCCAGTCCGCATCGACCCACCGAATGTACCGCTCCAAAATCTCGCTATCCGGGCGGGCGCGATCGTATAATCGTGCCAATTCACGGATATCCTGCTCGGCCCACCAGTAGTCACTGAACTCGCCCATGTATTCGCCGCGGTACCAGAGATCCGGCACGTCGAGGAACGGATTCTGATTCGTGCGCGCCACGCACCGGGCCATCACCTCCAGCCCGTCCAGCGGCGGCTCCAGGCCGCGCAGGTTGAGGATCGCGATCTCCGGGTCGTAGGCCCAGGACAGGCCCATCTCCGGACACTCGACGCCCGCGTCCCCCCAGAACTCGTGCCAGTCCGGGATGCTCTGCGTGGCCGCGACCACCGGCTGGGCGTGCTTCTCCAGGTCCCGCAGGGACAAGATCTCATACGGCACCCCATAGGAGCGGTACGGAATGCCCTGCATGATCACGTCGTGGACGTCGCCGGTCCCGCCGTAGATCGAGTCCATGAAATTCAGGTCCAGCGGAAAGAGAGTCTCGTCGACCAGGTGGGCAAACCAGGCCGTCAGGTCCAGGAGGTCCCAATCCGGACCGGGTTTATCGATCTCGTCCGGAAAGAAGGTCTGCAGGAGATGGGAGAAGCGCGCGATCTCGGCGCCGTCCCGGATCGCCAGCCCCATGGCGCTGTACGACAGCAATTGCCGCGAGCGCAGGCGCTCGATCAGCGCCCGATGCCTTAGAATCCGAGGGGCGGCGTCTGCGACGGGACGGGTTGCAACTCGCTGCATCGCTTCTCCAATTTCCTCACGCATCTGGCGTGATCCTCCAGTTCGTTGACCGCGGCCTGCATCTCATCGCCGCGGTCGATCATCTCATCGGTGCAGAATACGGGCGCGCCGAATACGGCGTCCATCTCCAGGATTAACGACACGGCCTGGAGGCGGAGCGGCTCGACCGCCCCCAGGCGCTGTGCAAGCTCACGCGGCGTCATCGGCGTCATCGGCCTCGCCGGCGACGGTCGGCTGCGGATCTCCCAGGATACTGCGCAGGTACCACGACTCGCAGATCAGGCTCAGGACCGTGTCGGCGGGCATTTCCAGCGCCCGGCCGCCGTTGCGCGCGCAACGGGCTTCGCCCTCCAGGGTAAAGAGCTCGTGATCGCTCATCGGAGGCACATCCGGCTCGAGCTTGTGCAGATGACCCTTGGTGCCGGCCTTCTTCACGAACGTGATCTCCGTATCGCCATTGTCGAGCGCTTTCTCCTCGGCGGTGGCGTTCGCCAGCTCGGGAAAATACTGCTGCAATTGACTTTTGACGTCCTCGGTCGTGAACTCCTCATTCTCGTCGGTATATTCGTAATCCTCGTATTTATAGATACGTGCCATCACTAAGCCTCCTGTAGGTCCGCTTTTTCCAGTTTCGACACGGCCACGATCTGTCTTTTGCCATCCAGCATCCGGACGTACGCCTTTTCCCGGGATCCGCTGAAGGACTCGATCTGACCGTAGACATTGCCGATACCACACAACCACGTGACCGTCGCGCCGATTTCAAAGGGCAGCTCGGGGTCTGGAGCAGGATAAATCGGTCGACCCACATCCTCCGATCTGCTCTCGAAAATCGCCGCCTTATCGCCGTAGAATTTCACCAGGGCCTTCTCCATTAACTCCGGCAGCTGGTCGAGCCGCCCACGGAAGAAGACGCTGGGTCCCTTGCCCTCGTCGCCCAGAGCGACCATGATCGGCCGCTCGGCCATACTCTCCGCGTCGCTGATCCGCACCGTCAGCACACCAGTACGGGGCGCGATCTGCTCCGAGGGCGGCGGGAGATCGGGCGTCTTCCGCGGTGCCGGGGCCGGGATCGGCTTGTCGCGCTTCTTCAGATCCGGCGCCCAGGCGCTCTCCTCGCGGGCCTCGTCGCTTTCGCCCGCGGGCGCACGTGCCGTCACCGGGCCGCTGGCGATCTCCTGTTCGGGTTCCTCGCGAGGTTGCGGAGAGAGCGCCGGCGACCAGTCGGGCGGCGGGCCCTGGCCTGCGACCCGCTCCCGGTTCGCGTCCGCGATCTTCTTCGTTTGCATCGTGGTCACGTTGCCGTGCCGGTCCTCATAGGTGCGTTCACTGGCAACGTTGCCAGTCTGTTGCCGGACCTTCGCCACGAACGTATGACTCGTCTTCGTCTTCCGGGCGATCTCCCTGTCCGACCATGTCGCCCACTCCGGATCCTGCAAGAGCGTGATCACCGCCTTGCGTTTGTCGGCCGGCGACCTCCGCAGGCCGTGGGTCGCGTTCGCCTGCACGGAGTACAGGACGGCGTCGCGTTTGCTACCCTCACGGACTTCGGCCTCGATCTTGGCAATCGCCGCCTGGGCCGTCGCTTCATAGCGGTGGAATCCATCCGCCAGCCAAAAATTCTCCCCGTCGTCAAAGACGATCACCGGCGGGAACCGGGTACCGTGCTCGATCTCCTCGCGGTATTCCTCAATCGTCACGGCATTCATCATCGCCCGAGGCTGCAGCTCGGGATCGGTCTTGATCCTGGTCAGCGGCACTTCAATCACGTACGTCATCGTCATCTCCCTCCACTATGCCTTTAATCTCACCGATCGCGGCCCACATCGTGACCTGGTTGCCGGCGTCGGCGGCCCGCTTCAGCTTGCGGGCCGCAGCCCGCAGCTTGTCGTTCTCCGCGATTCTCCGCTCCTGATCGACCAGGAGGAGCCCGATACGCACGGCGTCGAGCTCGTCAATCGGGCCCAGCGTGGCCATCGCCAGGTGACAGCGGGCCTGATCGATGGTCATCGGTCCGACCTCGACGCGCACCCGGCAGACAAACGTATCGTCCAGCACCCGAACGTTGCTCGCGTCAAATCTCGCCACGTCACACCTCCATCTGGCCGTGCAGCCACTTGAGCGCCGCGGCCCAGTCGCCGGTATGGTTGGCGTCTTTGATCGGTTCGGCGTCGCGCAGGTCCTCGGCGTTGGGCAGCTTGCCATCGCGTTTCAGGTTGTGGAACTCGGTCCAGAAGGCGTTCGCGTCGACGTAGCCTTCGGGGAGTTCCTCCGCGTCCTCCATCCCCTCCAGATCGGGCTTCGGACCCTCCGGTTTGGGTTGGGGCTTTTGGTGCGCCACCGGTACCCTGGCGCGCACCCGAATCGCGTTATGCATCCGACCGGCTACGCTGATACGCTCGGAGTACAGCGCGATGCGCTTTCCCCGCCAGCCCTGGGTCTTGCGCCCGTAGAGGTTTAAGATGGCCTGTGCATTCGTCTTGTTGAGGATCAACATCTTGTGTGTTTCCTCGAACTGCACCACCACCTTGGTCTCCTTACCTCTGGAGGAGGCCATCTCGCCCTGCATCACTCGCTCGATAGTCAGCACGGCGTCGCGGTCCTGCTCGGCCAAGATGTCGCCCTCGATGTAGGGGAAGAGGGATGTGTCGTATATGTCTTTCACGGGTCTCAGATTCTCCATTTCAGTTCGCTCTCCGTTCTCTCAACTCGAAAAAACCTTCGAGCTCCGGTTCGTGCTCCATCAGCCGCCGCGCATAGAGCGCGGTGTAATTGTTGTTCAGTTTGTAGGGGTCACCCTGGGTTTCGACGCCGCTCAGGTACCGCAGGTTCTCGTACAGCATCTTCATCCCGGCCCTGTCGTTGCCGGCCCGCTTGTAGTTCAGGGCCAGGGCCCGGAGCGCGCGGTAGACGTGGGGGTTCGCGGCGTGAAACGCCTCGAACTGCTCCGCGATGGTCTCCCCGCCGTCCTCCGGATCCACCAGCGGCGGAAATTGCAGATTGATCTCGTGAAACTCCAACTGAATCGCGTTTTGTACCATCGGATCCTCCCGTTACGTCGGTAACACCTACGCCGGCAGCAGCGAGGGCTCGGCGCGCTCAACACGCACCGGCTGCACCCCGCGCGCTTCGTACCAACCCTCGGGGACCAGCTCGTCGTCGCCGATCACCTGCTGGGCCTGGGCGATGTGGTAGTAGCCAAACACCGCCGGACCGCGCTCGCCTAAGCCCAGATCGACGTTGCCGTGGGCCAAAAACGAGCGGCTCCAGGGCGTGACAATCGCCTTCGGCATGCCGGGCATCCGCCGGGAGATCCCCAGCCGGTTGGCTTCCTCAATAAACGCCTCGGCGGTCGGGTAGTGCGTGGACCCAACCCAATCCAAAATGTCGGGGGCGACGTCGTAACGCGGAGGCTGGTAGCGAAGGGCGTAGGCCACGTCCGCCTTGGCCGTCGTGGCCGTCATCATGCGCGCCGCGTGACGAACGAGCTCCACCACCTTCAGGCGGCGGCCGACGTCGACCAGGCGCCAGGCGGCAGCCAGGGCAGCACCGGCGCCGGTGAGCCCGTGCCCGTACAGCTCGGCACCCTCACCGGCCAGGTAGGCGGCCTGCTTGGCCGCGATCACCGCCGGCAGCGTGACCAGGTCGCCGCAGACCTCGCGGAGGGATTCGATATAGCTATACGCCCGTTGAGCTTCGGCAGCGTACGCCCCGCGGTCGTCCCACGCCACGGCGGAGACCCGGGCGCGCGCGTCATTGACGCCCTCAGCTCCGCGGCAGATGCCGCCGCTGATACGACGGTAGAGATCCATCCCAAACACCTGCCAGGCAAACCCCTGGGCCTCGGCGATGTCCCGCTCCAGGCGTGGCGCCGTCGGTGAGGCTTGGCCGTGCATAAACCGCTCGCCGTCGACATACATATACCCGCGCGTCACCACCGTCGTCGGATCGATGGGTACCGGCTCTGTGAACATAATCAGGTCGGAGACCTCCTCGCTCACCGCAAACCCGCCTGTTGAAACCGTGCCGCTCACCAGGTACGTGCCCGGCCGGCGCCATCCGCACCCGCGTTTTTCGTCGTGTACCGTTTCCATTTGCTCGCTCCTCGTTGCGTAGGGGGCCCGCCCTGCGACGGGCCCCGAATGATCTACAGCATCACTGCCAGATTGAGGTCTTCGATCTCCGGGACGCTCAACCCCAGCGATTCGGGCATCCAGTCGGGCCGCTCGGCCTCGACCCAGGTCTCACCGTTCCGGATCCGGGCCAGGGCGTTGCGGTAGTTACTCAGCTCGTCCCGCATCTGGATCACCTGCCCGCCGTTGCGGACGGCCTTCACCGGGCCCTGCCAGGCGCGGACGAAATTCCCGGCCCGCTTCACCCGCCAGCCGTCGTAGTCGTGATGATCGGCCGGCTGGTGATCCTGAAGCCAGGTCCAGGCGATCTGCGGGTCCCAGTCGGCGGGTTTGAGCTCGTCCTCGACGGGCTGCGTCGAGGCCATCCAGCCGGCGAGCCACTTGCGGACGCGCCACCGATTGCCCTCGAGGCGGAAGTCCATCCGGACGATAGGGAGATTGTCGCCGCGCCAGGCCCGCATGTAATGCGCCGGGTCCCAACGGGCCGCGACCCAGCCCAGCTTCGCGAGGGTCTCGAGAACGGGGTCCGGATTGAAGTCCGTCCCCTGGACTTCCTGATCGAGGATCTTGCTATCGCCGCGGACGGCCCGGATCATCCAGCCCTCCCAGTCCTGGTCGTGTCGAAACGGCATCGGCTTGATGAAGTCATATCTCGTCGCCTCTGCCATCGGTACTCTGATTGCCATTTACAGCCCCCTTGTGATTACCGGGCGGCTGTGGTACACTATGCACGGTTTTCAAGCGCGCGTCGCACCACTTCCACCCTAGCCCCTGGGCGTGCCAGCGTCCAGGGGTCCTTTTGTTCTAGTTTCCCAAACGTTATCCCAACTCTCCCAACGCTTTTCCCAACCGTGTCACCTCCTCGTAGGTATCTGTGAACCTCGAGTCCGTCTCTTTCCCGTCTTCCAGCCGCTCGACCAGGTAGGTCAGGGCCTCGCGTGCCATCGAGAGGTAGCTCGCCTCCAGGGGGTCGCCGTCGAGGGGGAGATCGCCCGCCGGCATGGGAGCTGGATCCGCCGCGCCGATTTCGTACACTCGGCTCGCGGCGTCCTCAGCCTCGGCCTCGCGCGCCTCGGCGACGACCTCCGGCGGGGTCAGCAGGCGCTCGACCTGCCGCTTCACCGCCGCCGCCGTCATCGGGCGGCCCCGCGCCTCGGCCTCGACCACCATCGCCACCAGCTGCTGCTGGGCATCCGGCGCGTCGTTGAGACGGCAGAGCTCCCGCGCCGCGGTGAAGCTCAGCGTCCCGGCGGCCACGGCGTCCTTCGCCTTGGCGGTAAGCCCCGTGAGTTTGAGGTATTGGCTCACCTGGGGCCGGCTCACGCTGCGCTCCAGCAAGCCCGAGAGCCATTTGGCGATCTCCGCCTGGGTCCAGTCGTGGGCCTCGGCCAGTTCGGCGGCAAAGCTCGCGATCTCCAGGGGGGACCAGTCGCGCCGGTGGGCGTTGGCCTCCGCCTCGACGATCAGGGCGGCCAAGTCATCGCTCGTACCGCGCAGGACCACGGGGACCGTGCCGACCTCGGCAGCGATCGCGTGCCGCAGGCGCC